ATACCTGTCTAAAAACGTGATCTTGCTGCGCATGATGTTTTTCCAGGTTTTGCGGCCCCAGTCACTGTATAATGCATATTTATCAGCAGTCTCCGGGGTGTCGGAATCGCCCATGCGGATGTCCTCGAATTTTACATAGCTTACTGATGTGATCCTGAAGCTGGCATTGTAATTTACATGAACACCGAAACCAGTGAATAGCGCTTTGTCGGTGGCCAATGCTTTTAACAATTTAGCAATAGTTAAACCTTTGGAATTGATCACCTGTTTGCCCAAATCTTTTTGTTCAAACCCATTACCGGCAATAAACTTTGTTCGTTTGTTCCAGCAGTCTTTTGCTGTTGGGGATCCAGCTACCAACTCCAGCATGCGCTGGGGATAAGCGTTATCCAGGTCATAATTGAGGATGCCGTAAGTTTGATTTGGCCTTACCAGTATTCGCCGTTCAATTTGCGGAAGATAGGTTTTCATATTGAACCTCCTTTGTTTGAAGCTTCATCAGCTATTGATTTGCGTGTAGTTGTGACCTGTATTTTAACTCCCCCTTTAGGGGGTTGGGGGGCAAACAATGCCGCTATATGCGGATATCGTTGTAAATACCATTCGGCCTCTTCGTCGCTTAAATTTTCATTACTATGGATGGCTGCCGAACCGGGTGCAAATTGATGAAGGCCTGGTTTAAGGATGTACTTTTTTTTCAGTGTGTCATTAGTCATTTGGTCATTAGTTTTAGGTTATAAAAAGAATCTTAATGGTCATTAGCCATTATAAAATGACTAATGACCTCATGACACAATGAACTATGCTGCAACCAATGCCTCAATAGCCGCGATGGTGCTGGCATATGTGGCGGTACCGGTTCCGGGAGCAATAGACACTGCACGTGGTGGATAGGGCTCTTTCATTTTATCCGGGTTGGTGAGCTTTAATTTATAACCACCATCAAGCGACTCATCAGCGGCGTTACGTTCGGCATCGGTAAGGATCAATCCGTTTACAGCGCCGAAAAGCTCTATTGCCGAATCGCTTGAATTATAGTTGTTAACTGATATGGCGCGTACCCGTCCATATCCCATAGCCATAAGCTGTGCCTTAACCTCAACAGATAAACCGGCGATATTGAAATCGATCTCTTCGGTATAACGGGGGCCTACCTGGGTTTTGGTCAGTTTTGATGTTGTATTGAAGCTGTTATTTGTTCCTTCAAATTTGTAAACCTTCGCGTTGCTTACGGCAGTCAGGCCTTTAACAATAAGCGGGTTAGTAGTATCGTAAGTGAGCACAACATCATCTGCATTAAAAATGTAGATCACATCCTCAATACCCGAGGTGATTGGCTCATCTGTACCCAAGCTGAAGCCGGCGTTTATTTTATTATAAATTGACATGGAGTTTAGTTAGTGAATTAATGAATGACTGAATTAGTGATTTATTGAATAGGTAGGTTATTGAATCAGGAATTATTGAATGTTGATTGTAATTATTGATGTTCTACGGAATCAATTCACTAATTCAATAACTCACTAATTCAATAATTGATCTTACGCTGATAGGTAAAACAGCTCGTTAGCAAATTTGAAGTTTACGGCTGCTTTCATGCGGGCCTTCATACGTACCACGTTATCATTGGTGTATGGCTTCAGATATACGGTTGATAGCTCGGAAGCATCACCCAAAAGATCAACGCCAAGGAATAAGTTTGATGACCGTGCACCTAAAATGGTATTAGCCTGCCAGTGGTTCATGATCTGGAGCGGAATACCTAAGTAATCCATCTTTTTCATGTCGGTAAAGGCATTGATAACGTTGAGTGCTTTGTTGGCTTGTGCCTGGGCATAAGCGTAACCTACGTGCAATGGAATTTGTAAGTTAAAATCCTCCTGGATCCTGTCGGCTGGGTCAAGCTGGGCGTAAACGCTACCCAGCACCTGTAAAACATTGCTTACGTTAATGTAGTTTACCGTAGCGGCAGTTGCGGTACCGCTAAAACTTGCGGGTTTACGGCTGTTAACTTCGTTGTAATTGCGCACCAGTTTAAATGAAGTTGCGCCAGCAATCTGGATAAAATATGATTGGCCCTGAATGGCGATGCCTGGCGCACCATTGGTTGTATCCTTGCTGGTACCGGTAACACCTGTAATGGTAACAACATCGCCATCGGCAAGGGTTGCGGTATCGGCTACGGTTACAATGCCGTTTGCATCAATTGCTGTTGCTGCCAATGAAGTAGCAGGTTTGGCTAAACCTACTTTGTAAACGCCGGATGCTGCTGCAATAGAAGGAAGTAAGCCAGGGAAATCGGCGGTAAAGGCTGCCTCTTTAGTGGCGCTCTTGCCAAGCCAGTACAAACGTTCGTTAGCTATCTGGATTTTGGTTAAATAGCGCTGTACCATAAAATCTGAAAGGTCGACCACGCCTTCGTAATCCATAAAGGCACCGGGTTTTAGGGCCTGAGCTTCCCAGCTTTGAGCAAGCTTATCCCATTGTTCCTGTTTCATAAATTCGTAAACTACCGGGTCAAGATAGCTTTCGGTTTGGTGAGCCGTTGTACCCTGATCGGTAAAGATGCCCGATGGGTTTTGCAATACAACGTCGTCGTCAACATCAAGAATTACCTTGCGGGCTTTTACGTCGTTAATTACTGTGAGCAGGCCACGTTTCACCGAATCGGCTTCGAGTAATGTGCTTGCCATAAATCCTGCCAGCGCTTCGCCGGCGTAGGTGTTGTTTGTAAATGTAAATTGAGCCATAAAGTTTAGCCCCCCGGCCCCCTAAAGGGAGAGCTTTTTAAACGGTTTTACTTATAGGGATAGTAAGGATGGGTTAATTAGTTGCGATAAGGTTTAGGTTATATGTTGATTGGTTTAGGAAGCGATAGCTTTTTTAACCGCGTTTTTTGCGATCTCGCTTTGTGGCGCGAAGAACGGAGCAGGTTCGGTATGAGCTTTATTGCTGCGTTTTGAACCTTCGGGTGTAAAGGTTGATTTGATCTCATTTTTTACCTCGGCACGTGTTTTTTGCAGGCGGTCGTTAGCTTCTTCAAGTGCAGTGCGGGCCTCAGTTAATAAAGCATTTTGCGCATGTAAACGGGCTTTTAGCTGTTGCATGCGGTTTTGTACATCTGCAGGCTTTTTAGCGGCTTTAAATTTGCTCTCGGGTAAATCCTCGTCTTCATCTTCTGCTTCAGGTGTTTTTTCAGGATCGGCAGGCGTTACGTTTTGGATCTTTCCCTGTTTAATATCCAGTTGCTTGCCGTCGGCACAGGTATAAGTATCACTTATTGCCGGCAAGGTCATGTCTTCGTCCTGGTAAACTTCGGCGCCTTCTTCAATTTGACCGCTGTGGTGCAGCGTGCCTTTATCGGTGATGGTTTGCTTGTTTACCACTTTCTTAAAAAAGTTCATGATCTTGTCTAATACCGATGTGGTTTTCTCGATAAGTTCTTTGTTTTCGATGTTCATGCTATTGTTATTTTTTATGTTTAAGATTTTGTTAATGCATCGCTGGTAAACGGCGGGGGCTGTGCTGGTGTAATTTTTAATGAGGGCGCTGTTAATGATCTCTGTGCTGTAATCCTCAATCTGGTCAATAAAACCAAGATCAAGGGCCTGATCTGCTGTCATCCAGGTGACGGAGTTGATTAAACTATTTACCGTAACTCCGTCCAAGCCTGATTTATCTATGTAGATCTGCGCCAGGCGCTCCTGAACTACATTTAACATCTGCACATCTTTTAAAAGTTCATCGGCATTGCCGCCGGTGCCAACCATAGGTTTGTGGATCATGAGTAATGCATATTTACTCATCACTACCTTCCGGCCACCCATTGCAACAACAGATGCTGCCGAGGCGGCCAGGGCATCGACATAGGTAGTAACTTTGCCGGGATACTTTTTAAGGAGATCATAAATGGCAATGGCATCAAACGCGCTGCCGCCTACCGAACTGATGTGTACTTCAACATCGCTGCCGGCTGCTGCCTCAAGCTGGGTTTGTATGTAAGCCGATGATAAGTTGCCTGAACCGATGCAGTCAGTTTCAGTGTCGTATAAATAAATTTTGTAGCTCATATTGGATTGTTGTTTTGTCCGAAAGTCGGGAAGTCAGAAAGTCCGAAAGGGGGACTGGGCTTATTATTTTGCCTGGAATAGCAGGCTGTTTTTTGATTTCTTATAATGCCGGTTGGCATATATCAAAGGTCGTGGTTATTGTTTGTTTGGATGGTGACAGTGTTTTGTCAGTGGTTGTTTGAACCGGAATCTGTTGAATTATTTGAATGAATTGAATTTGCTTTGGCTCGTTACAATCTTCAGAGAGTTTTTAGTTCCGGTGAATTGACATAACAAATGTCGGCACAAATTTCCTTTAATCTGGTGACAGTGTTTTGTCAGTGGAAGCGTTTTTAAGCTGCTTTCTCAGAAAAGCAATTGAGCGCGCGCCAGATAGTGCGTTCATCTTTATTGAATTTTAGTTCTGCTTCAAGTACTGCCTGGTTTTTAGAAATGCCGCGTGTTTGTTGCTGTGCGTTTACCCATAAATAAATTTCACGGTACAGAAATACTTT